GAAGAATTGTTTCAAACAGATATCTCTCTGAGCGATCATGAAAATATTCTGACTTTAAAAACGGGACAACCTTACGAGTATATGTCTCGTTTTTCATCAAATTATTTAAGATGATTTGCTCAATACTGTTCATTCAGATTCCTTAGTATCCTTTCCTGTTCCATACTTGAATTCTTTGTTTGCTGCTTCATTTATCTGATCCATAAGTTCTTTTGTGAAATACTTTTCGGGACTTTCATAAACATGCTTTTCGAATACTTTGGTTCCGTTAGCAAACTCAACTCTTCCCGTGGAACGCTTAAGTATACCATGTTCAACTGCCAAGTCAATAAGACCGTAATAAGGATCTAGACCTGTTTGATAATTCAAACGAACATCTACCATCTTGTTTTCTTTGGTAAATCTTCCCTTGTAAAGTTTGCAGTGAATAATATTTCCTACGACTTCACCATCTGCATTTTTGTCTTTCTTCTTCGAAAGATAAACAATAATTGATGCAGCATACTTTAGTCCCGCACCTCCACCCATTTCCTTCGTGGGAACATATGCACCAACAACATCATAAGTGTGATTGGTAAAGATCATTGGAATGTGTGCCACTCCAAGTTTCATCGTAAGAACTCTGAAAGTTGACTTGATGATCTGTGCGCGGGTCATGTCACGAACTTCCTTACCTTCCGCAGTGTCATTCATTTCTTTGGAAGTGGACAACATACCAAGAGAGTCAAGAACAATCATGGTTTTCTTTTGTTTGTCTTTTGGAAGTTCAAGATACTTATCTACAATTTGAATTACTTGCTTGCGAAATTCTTCAACTGTTGAGACAGGAAAAACTGCAACACGCTTTGGATCTATTCCTCGCATCTTAAACATGTCAGAAGTAACTGCTTGTTCTGAGTCGAAATATAAAACAACTGCTTCTTTATTTTCTTCTAAAAACTTATAGATCATTCCCATTGTAATATAAGTTTTACCTGTTGCTTGTTCTCCTGCCAGGGCGATAATTTTGTTATCAGGAAATCCTTTAAAAATATCTCCAGATACTAGACCATTTAGAATATAACATCCAGTATTCACGAATGATTTAACATCGCTGCTCTCTAGACCATCATCTACCAAAGATGCATACTGATTTCCCGAATCCTTTATCAAATCCTTTAAAAAGTTGCTCATGTTTTCTCCTTATGAAAATAAGCTCTCTAATGTGTTTTTCTTTTCGTGACTCCACCCTATGACTTTCAAAATAGTATCCAATGGATCTAGAAAAGATTTCTGAAACTGTAACGAATAATCTATGTAACCATCAAGACCAAATTCCTTTGGCAATTCACTAGTAAATGATATAACTTGATCCTCTCCGCGCATTCCACCTAGTGGATTAGGTTTCTTGAGATAAAGAAATTTAATCTTTTCCCCATCGCCAATCAACTTATATTTCATTTCCAACCCTGCTTTTTTGACATAATGATTATAGATCAATGCTCCTTTGACAGCAATAGGTGTTGACTTCTGATAAATGTTGTAGCTATCTCTATACTTATCCATACCATTTACACTACGAGGAAAAGCAATCTTTTCTGGCGAATACTTGTAAAATTTGGCACGAACATCATCAATAAATGAAATCAAGAATTCTTGATCTTTATTTAATATAATATCAATTGCTTGCTGTAAATCGTTTCGGACCACTTCTGGCGTAGAACTACGAGTAGTTTCAATGCCCATAATCTTTAGTTCCGGTTTAGTAAGTCGAATACCTTCCTTATCCCAAACATTCAATATGTACCTTTTCTTTGCAGTCCAAATACCTTTATTTGCAATAACTTCTCTACCCATATACATCTTATTTTCATAAGCGTTCATTTTGATAGACAATTCATCAAACTTCTTTTTGATGAATGGCAATATAACTGTATCTGCTGCTTTGTCAAGAAGATCTACTATATCTTCTGTTTTTTTTGTCTTTGGAACAAATTTATTAACAAACTCCTTCATTTTTAGATAAACAGAGTCGGTGTCAGATGCGATCACATAATCCACATCCTGTGTTTCTAGTGTTTTGTTTAAAAATTTGTTTAATTCATTGCCGATAAATTGAATCGACAACTGACCCGATAAGGTAATTGCTTCTGCAATTTCTGTACTGTAGTATCGAAAATATTCATTTCCAATTGCACCATATGCAGAATTCAATTGAATTTTTTTAACCAATTGAAAATTATCATATTCGGAAATATCATATTCCAACTTGCGTTTCAGTTCTCGCAGTTCTTTTTCCGATAGTTTAGTTAAATCCATAATGAATAGTATACCAACAATTTCAGACTAATCAACCCAACTTAGTTCAGATTGTTTCTTTTTTATAGCATTGATTGTTTTTCTTGCCGAATCTCTTTCCTTACACTTCCAAAGACCGTTAGTAAAACCAACATGCATTCCAACTTGAAAACCTTTTTGATATGCTCTTTTATTAACTGCCCATGTCAAGAGTGATACCAATCCTATAATTATTATTTCGTACATACTTTTCCTTTTGCAATATTTAGAGGGACAAATATTTATTTTTTGTTAATCTTTTGTAAATATTCCATCAAAATCTCATAACACATTGGAAAAATAATTGCGCCAAGAAGTGAAAAAGTAATAATAGAAAATATAAAAGTTAATTCATTAAACATAACTCCTCCAACTGGGTTCGAACCAATGACATGCGAGTTAACAGCTCGCCGCTCTACCTGCTGAGCTATGGAGGATTAAAAAGCGGGCGAAGGGATTTGAACCCTCAACATCCATCTTGGAAGGGTGGCACTCTACCGTTGAGTTACGCCCGCATAGTAAATTATTTATTTAAAATGTCAAATGTTGCATTATTCCAAATTTTTATTTGATCTGTACGAAAATGTTTTACTTCACTAGTCGCCAAAGCAACACACCAAACATCATTCTCAAATGTTCCACCATCTCTAACATAGATTGCGTATCCATCTCCTAAAGGTGTTACTACAGGAATTGGATTTTTAAATTCATATATCATAATAGCACGGGTGGGACTTGAACCCACACTACACAGATTTTAAGTCTATTGACTCTGCCTATTGGTCTACCGTGCCATAATTGCTTCGCTAGGATTCGAACCTAGAAAGAGAGATTCAAAGTCTCCAGTGTTACCATTACACCACGAAGCAATGCCTCAGGAGGGAGTCGAACCCTCAAATCCTCACGGACAACGGATTTTGAATCCGTCGCGTCTGCCAATTCCGCCACCAAGGCAACTACATTTCAAAGAACTTTACTGCAATAATCATACATTATAATACCACTTGCAGTACCCACATTCAAACTTCTTACCGATCCAAACTGTCTAATATAAAGAACATCATCACACATGTCAAGAACTTCTTTTGGAATTCCAATCTGTTCCTGACCAAAAATCATGACATAATGACAACTACCATCCCAAGTGTAGTAGTCAATTGGCAAGGAAATTCTGCTTCCATCTGTAACATTATCTACTCCTATAACTTTTACACATTCATATTGAGTTCGAAGTGACTCAATTTCACTCTTCAAATTTTCTGTTTCTTTTACATGCCTCATCTTGGAATAAAGATGAGTGCCTACTGTGCCTCGTCTGTCGTATTGCTTTTTGCCATAAATCCAAACTTCTTTAGACAAGAAGGCATTTGCGTTCCGAATAATAGTTGCAATATTAAAGTCGTTTCCAACATTACAACAACAGACAGTGAAATTATTTCTCTTCGTATCCAGATCGGCAAGAATTGCATCATGTGTCCAATAGTGGTAATGGTCGATTATATTTCTCGTTTCCATTTGAAGAAATTATACCTACCTCTTTATCTATTGTCAAGAAATACCTCTTCGTTTCATTTCTGCCTTGACTGCCTCTAATTGTTTCTTACAATCATTTGATTTGTTTTTGAACATCTTTCTATCTTTATACATTTTGTCCATAAGTTCTGCCAAAAACCCACGATGATTTTTAATATAGGTTGTTCCATTTGCCGCAGTTGAAAGATTTTTTGATTTGTTTTCTTCAAGGCATTTGGTCGTTACTGGACCATTTGACATAACTCCTTCAGGGCTAACTGTACCACGCATTCCATCTGCCGTAAGGGTTTCAGGAGAAATATTGTATTGCATAATCAAATGTGGATATAGACTATTCAAGTCAAAAGAGACAACCCAATTATGCATACCAACTAAAGGTTCCTTTACATATGCGCCTACATACTGCTCGTCTTTTCTAGACTTTTTCTTTGCAGGAATGATTATGTTTTGTTTTGCCAAATGATTGTAAATAATTACATCCCAAGTTTTTACTTGAGAGAAAACATCATTAAAATTTACTCCGGCAGAATATGCAAGAGATACCGCCAACTTCATTAACTTTAGTTTATCGTCAAGCTTCTCAACCAGTTTGACATCTTGGATATTGTATTCGATAAACTTTTGAAAATTCTTTTGATAAAATTCTTGAATGCTATTATATTCTGTGTAAGCAAGTTTTCTTTCCCCCAAATGTATGTATGCGATATAGTCTAATTTATAAGATTCACGATTCGTATATGTAAATGTCTTATACAATTCGTAGTAATCCAAAGTAGAAACACCAATCAAATCATATACTTTTTCTTCCCTACCTGTTGGCATTCCGGTTCGATTAATTATTTTCTCGCGTACAATGTTCCACGGAGAAAGTTTCTTGGCATGCTTTTCCCCAAGAACAAACTTGATACGATTGTACATATACGGAATGTCAAAAAAACGAACACTCCATCCGGTGATAATATCAGGACATCTTGAAGAATAATATTCCAAGAACTTATAAAGCAAATTCTCCTCATTGTCAAAACAATGCACAGTTTCTTTGCCCTGCGCTTTGTATTCACCGAGACAATAAACAACAGGTTCTTCGCCCTTGCGACTAATTGTAATTGCTATAATCTTTTCTTCAGGATTATCAATCTTTGGAAACCCCTTATCACAAGTTGTTTCAATATCAATAAAGGCAATATCAAGTAACTCATACTTGGGAGTTACATCGCCGTAATGATTTCGAATAAATTGATATTCTGCCTGTATTTCGCCATGAATTTCAAAACCATTTACATCAGAATACTTTTCAATAAACTGCATGTAATCGTTTTTGTTTTCAAACTGAACACGATCTAGGGTTTTGCCATAGATGCTTTTGTATTTGGTATCTTTGTCTGTGTTAACAAACAAACTTGGTTTAAAATAAACCTCATTATTGTAAGATCCTCTCTCATCTCTTTCACGATAAAGAATCTTGTTACCAAACGAAAAGACATTCGTATAAAACTTCATATTTGTATTATACTTTAGTTTTTGGTTTCTTCAACTAAAAACTGTGGATCTTGTATTGTAAATGTATGTTTCGTGTTTGATTCTTTATCGTGAAGATAGGCAGCCAAAAGAACCATATAATTAATTACATCAATACAAGTATCCTTAAATGATTCATCCTTGATATGCATTTTTCCGGCACGAACAAATGAAGAAAGGCGACTCATCTTATCTGTAAGTCTTACCATAAATCCTTGTTCTGTCTTGCATATACCCATTGCCTCTACGCGAGTAAAGTTTGCAAATGGTTCTACGCCTTCGTTTCCGGCATAGTCCTTATTCTTCAAACTCATCAATGCTTTTGCCTGTTCACATAGTTGTGAGTGAAATTCCAATAGTTCATCTCTTGTCATAATATTACTCCATTAAAGATTCAAGTGTTGCTTTTTTCCGAAAAGCAAAATTATTCTTTGAAAAACACCAAATGTTTTCAATGAAATCCGTTGACAGATGTTCAAGAAGATCCTCTTTGCTCATTTGTTTTGGTCGCTGTTTGATCTTCATTCCTACCTGTCCGACAAATTGGCCTCTATTGCTCATAAAGTCTACCATTTCGTCACATGTTCTGTATCTCTTTCCTTTTATGGTGGGGTCCATAATGTTTATCATCATCACACCAGAATTGGAAAGAGAATTGTATGCCTTTAAAATAACTGGAAGATAAAATTTATTCAACCAGTCATTGTAGTCAGGATAACGATGCCAAGATTGGTTCTCTTCTTTTTCGCCACCTTTGTTATAAAGTTCCGTTGAATAATACGGAGGCGAAGTAAATACACAATCAATTGGCACTTGTTCGAAAATATTGCTATCCTCTGCGGGAAGATTTTGAATGTAGACTGTTTTGATTCCTTTCAGAACCCAAGTGGTTTTATTTATTTTCTTCCATGTTGCTTTGTTTCCAAGTGTTTGTTCGTAAGCAATTGCCTGTTGCTTGTAAATCTCAAATGAAGTTGGATTTGGATCGCAACCATAATATTCTTTTGCATTTGAAGCATAAAATCCGGCAAGGCGATCCCCCCACCCCATGCTAAAATCTAAGACGGTGTTTGCACTAGTCATATCGTAGATTACTTTTGCAACATGTGGTTTGAATTGTGTGGCGACATAGGCTCCAAGACGAAATGAACCACGAATGTTTGTATCATTGATGGTTGTCGTTCCCATACGCCAAAAAATCCAATTCATTTTTAACAATAAATTATAATCATTCCAGATTTGTATCGGAGAAGAAAACCCATAGGATGGGCAAGACAATCTGTTTTCTTGTTGAAAATAATTACTGATGTCGTTGTAATAATGTCCACCTTCAATCAAAAACAATCCATGCTTTGAATATGGATATTTGTAATCATCATACTTTTCTACTACATCTGTAGGTGTAGAAATATAGGACCAAAAATCTTCTTTTTGAAGTTTTAGAAATTTCTTTTTAACTGTTTCCAATTCTATTTTTCGAAAAGGAAATTTTGGTTTATGTTTTGTGATATAGGTAGCAAGAGCTTCCTTTATTTCATCTTTTGAAAATGTTTTGTTTAGTTCTTTCCAACGAACAGGCGAAAGAATAGGAACACCGTCAACATTTGACGATGAAACAAATTCATTAACTATAGTGTCAATTTGAGTCATCCAACTCCTGTGCTACCAAACCCACCAATTCTATCGGTTTTTTGGTTTGGAGCAGTATAACATTCTTCTATCGAATAGTCAAGAGTTTTTACCAATTCTCCTTGAGCAATTCTATCTCCATGATTAATCTCAAAACATATGTCTGTTGTATTATAAAGTAATATCTTTAATTCATCAACATAATCAGAATCAATGATTCCTTCACAATTCATTAGATTAATGCCTTTTTTATATGCCAATCCTGAACGCGGATGAATACGAACAGAATATCCTTTTGGAATATCCAAAATCAAACCAGTTGGAATTGCATCTCTTTGCTTTCCAATAATTTTGTGATCTCCGTATGCAGAGACATCAAAACAAGCAGAGTCTAATGTGCCAAATTTTGGCATAACTGCGTTTTCGTGTAATTTATAAATTTTTAGTTTTGTCATAGTAAAAAGTATAATAACAATAATATTATGTGTCAAGAAATTTTTAAATTGGTTGTATACCTCCACCAAATCCTCCACCAGGACCAGCACCTCCACTAGTTGCACCACTCAACTTTATTGCCCATCCGTTGTGATACCAATCACCACCACTATAGTTTCCCCAAGAATCCTCAGAACCATCTTTCATAAATGTTCCACCACCAACTATGTTAGGAAAATTTACAGCAGTACCTTGTTTAATTGTAGTCTCCGATACATTTCTACCTATACTGCTTCCAGTATCGCTTGATGCTGTATTACTAACTAAAAATGTTCCTGCACCCAAGGTAATACCAGTAATTATATTAAAAGCGTTTTTACTCCAATATGTTATACCACCAATAGTAGTTAATATATTTCCTAGATTTGGTAATGGGAATGAAATTGTATTTGGTTTAACAACATTCCAATCATTGTTTTTCCATGCAATTATATCGGCTGTTGCTCCTCCATCTGGGGTTAAATCGGCAATTGCATTAGAACCGCCTCCACCAGAACCAGCAGGGCCCTGTAGTCCCTGAAGACCTTGTATTCCTGTTCCTGTGGTTCCTTGTCTACCTTGTAATCCTTGTATACCCTGAGCACCTAGAGTTCCTTGAGTACCTTGTAGACCTTGTAGACCTTGAGCACCTAGAGATCCTTGTGTTCCTTGTAAACCCTGTAGACCTTGTAAACCTTGTCTTCCTTGAATTCCTTGTAACCCCTGAAGACCCTGTAAACCTTGTGTTCCTTGTATTCCTTGAACACCTTGACCACCAGGACCACCAACAACAGAAAGTGTTATTCCTTTTGAACCAGATACCGTCTGAATGGTAATTCCATCTCCAAAAAGTTTCACATCTCCCGTTATTCCTTGTACAGAATTTACTATATTTGGAGCAACTATACTGTCTTTTATTGTAACTGGACCAACTATTTCTATTGTTGGATTGGGATTATCAACACTATCTAATAATTCGATATAACCATTACCTGCACTTAATCTTGCTCTTAAAATATCAGAATCATCGAGATCTCCAAATGTAACACCTTCAGAAACTTTAGCTCCTATAATAAAGGAAGGTCTAAGACCTGTAGCACGAAGGTTTCTTGGGGTATTTCCTTCAAATATAATACCTGTAGTGTCTATTCGAACATCATCGACTGTTATTCCTGATAATACCTGCAATCCTGCATTTGCAAACACTGGAGTATTAAATACTGGACCTCCACCAATACCTTGTAGACCCTGAGCACCTAGAGATCCTTGAGTGCCCTGTAGACCCTGTAGACCTTGAGAACCTGTAGAACCTTGAGTTCCCTGTAGACCCTGTAGACCCTGAGATCCAGTTGTTCCCTGTCTACCTTGCAATCCTTGTAAACCCTGTAGACCTTGAGAACCTGTAGTGCCTTGTAGACCCTGTAGACCCTGAGATCCAGTTGTTCCCTGTCTACCTTGCAATCCTTGTAAACCCTGTAGACCTTGAGAACCTGTAGTGCCTTGTAGACCCTGTAGACCTTGAGAACCTGTAGTGCCTTGTAGTCCCTGTAAACCCTGTAGACCTTGAGATCCTATAGTGCCTTGTAGTCCCTGTAAACCTTGTAGACCTTGAGATCCTATAGTGCCTTGTAGTCCCTGTAAACCCTGTAGACCTTGAGATCCTGTAATGCCTTGAGTGCCTTGTAGACCTTGAAGTCCTTGAGCTCCTGTTTCTCCAGCAACATCCTTAAACCACTTTGACCAAACTATTTCTTTAAAATCGGAAAGACCTAATAATTTATCAGGAGTTTGAACTGGAGCATTTGTATTAATTCTACTTATCCCGTATCTATACCATCTTTCTAATTGTTCATTTGTATTAAATGGTTTTGTAAAATCAAAATCATTTAATATTTCAGCTTTTTGTACTATAGTTTTATAAGGTTTACTATTTTCAATACCCGGAAAAAAGTTATTATACCAAATATTTTCTAAAAATATTGTTTTTGCGTTTGGATCTGATACTGTCAAAACAGGATTTGACACAGAAGATCTTTCTCCCTCTGCTGCCAAAGTAGATCCTGGCCAATTTAAATATGCAGTTGATCTTGTTTCTGCATTTGACCATTGACCTAAAAATATTCCTAAATCGTCCCCATTTACAAGGCCATCATTATTATAATCAAATAGTCTTATACAATCTGGATCTGTTCCCCAACAAGCAAAAAATACATCATAGATGGATCGAGAGTCTGCCTGTAAATTTAAAGTATATTTTCCCGGATAGATTATATCATTTAAATCCGTATAAATTTCTATTTCACCATTTTTATAACGAAGATTGGTCCATGTTGCTCCACTAAATCCTGTAATTCCTCTTCCATTAAAATCTTCTATTACAAACAGAGATCCTGACGGCGGTGAAAGTTCACCTTTTGGATTGGTTGGACCACTTCTATAAACTATAGATAATTGTGGTTCTAAATCTGGATCAAATAATTTAACTTTTTCTACATGGAATGCAACTTTTCCTCCACTGTTAAAGAAAATAATATTATCATATTTTCTTAGAATTCCACTATAATAAGTTGTTCCATAGCTACTAAATTCCCAGAAATCAATTTGAAATCCTGCACTTACTCCATAATCACTAGTATTAAAATCTATTCCACTATAATTTATTCCCGTTTTGAAAACATTTATTGTTTCATCATATCTTTCGCCACTTATTCCTTCAGGAAGATAAACTTGTGACACATGGCCACCTACAACATCTGTATATTGTTTAGTTACTGTAGCTTCATTTGTATTGAATTGATACGGATCATATTTGTCTAGATTACTTACATAAGTTTCTCTTGATTTTATGTAAGTAACACCATCTGTTCCATAATATGATAACAAAAGATTTTTAAAATTTGAAATAATACCTGTTTCTGTGTATCTTAGATCTATTGATCCTTTTAGATCTCCTGAAGAATTTTTATATAAGAAACGATTATTTTCAACATCAATAAAATCTGTTAATCCTGTGCCTTGTAGACCCTGTAGACCCTGTAGACCCTGAGATCCTGTAGTACCTTGTAGACCCTGTAGACCCTGAGAACCTGTAGTGCCTTGAGTGCCTTGTAGACCCTGTAGACCTTGAGAACCTGTAGTTCCCTGTCTACCTTGTAACCCCTGTAGACCCTGAGATCCTGTAGTACCTTGAGTTCCCTGTAGGCCCTGAAGACCCTGAGAACCTGTAGTGCCTTGAGTGCCCTGTAGACCCTGAAGACCTTGAGATCCTGTTGTTCCCTGTCTACCTTGCAATCCTTGTAGACCTTGAGAACCTGTGGTGCCTTGAGTGCCTTGTAGACCCTGAAGACCCTGAGATCCTGTAGTACCTTGAGTGCCTTGTAGACCTTGTAGACCCTGAGAACCTGTAGTGCCTTGAGTACCTTGTAGACCCTGTAGACCTTGAGAACCTGTAGTACCTTGTAGGCCCTGAAGACCTTGAGATCCTGTAGTGCCTTGAGTACCTTGTAGACCCTGAAGACCCTGTAGACCTTGAGATCCTGTAGTACCTTGAGTGCCTTGTAGACCCTGTAGACCTTGAGATCCTGTAGTGCCTTGAGTGCCTTGTAGACCCTGTAGACCTTGAGAACCTGTAGTACCTTGAGTACCTTGTAACCCCTGAAGACCTTGAGATCCTGTAGTTCCTTGTCTACCTTGCAATCCCTGAAGACCTTGAGATCCTGTAGTACCCTGCAATCCTTGTAGACCTTGAGATCCTGTAGTACCTTGAGTACCTTGT